AATCATCTACGTTTACTTGAATTTCCATATTATATCCATAAAAAAAAGGAGAGATACAAATATATATCTCTCCTTACCAGTTATTTCACCTACTATTAGGCAAAAGCGCGTTCACCTTGTGAACGGATTGCGGCAATACCTGCTGCAATCATACGCTTGGTTGGTGTGCCCAAACGGTAAAAAGCAACCTTGTCACCGCTCGCATTGATACGAGTGTTCAAATAGATTGCATGGCCTTCATTACGCAACTCATTAATGGTTGCGGAAGGATTTGCAACACCGAAGACGCTCTGCATTTTATTAGCAGTAAGGGTGTTATAGGCCGAATCTTTCGACAGGTAAGCAAGAACTTTAGATTTAGTAGACATTACAAAATACTCCATAAAAAAGGTCTCTCATATTCCCTAACAGGGTTTTGAGGTGAGACCGAGCCCTCAAATTAGATACATTATAATAGAATCAGATACATATGTCAAGAGTTCTACAGGCAAATAAATTTGTTTGCCTATACTCATTAGAACGGTAGTTCTTCCGTTTCAACAGGCGGTACTGGTACCGTGTTAGCAGTATTCTGAACACCAGCATCAATTTTGGTATACAAATCAAAAAAACTCATTTGAGTATCCATATCAAAACGATTCAAGCAAAGTTTGATTGCTTTAGTTTTGTCATTAAAGATACCGTAAGTCTCAACGATATGTACCAAACGGCGAGTAGAAATCACTTCATCGCAACCACCATCAGCAAAAGTTTTACGAATAACTTCTGCCCATGTAACAAGTTTCTCAGCAAACTCGGTGTCAGGTTTACCAACCGAAACAAGTTCTTTTTCAATAATCTTGCGTTCAGTTTTCAGAGGAGGAAATTCTTGTTCCATCGTGGTACGAAAACGTTCAAGGAAGGCTTCGTTCAATACATTGGTAAACATATAACGACCATCTTCTGAACCTTTACCTTTGGTGTTAGCAGTAGCAAACACGGTAAAACCTTCAGCAGGATTAACCAGTTCACCTTTCTTTTTCAGCATGAACGGTTTGCCTTCAAGAACCCGTTGCAGAGAAGAAAGATTCTGAGCACCATAGTCAATCTCATCAATGCACAGAACAGCGCCTTGACGAGCCGCGGTGGTCACAGGACCATCACGCCATTGCATACTGCCATCAATCAGAACATAGTTGCCAAGCAGGTCAGATTCATCAGTTTCAGGCGTCATAGAAATGCAAACGAATTTGCGTTTTGCTTTGGCACAAGCCTGTTCAATAGACATGGTCTTACCGTTACCAGAATGACCAGAAATGAAAACAGGAAAGAAACGATTTGATTCTACGATAGCAAGAACATCTGAAAAGTTACCAAACGGAACATAATTGCGGTACACAGGCGGTACCAGATTCGTAGCATCAAGGTCTGTAGCTACGCTGACGATTTTATCTTTAGATTTTTCCACAACAGGACTCATGGGAATAACATTAGTTTGCATATTACACAGAGCGTTAGGTACATGATACAGACCACGACCAACACGATTTTCTTCTTGTTTCGTAAAGAAATAAGCACTTTTCATACCCGATTCGGTACAAGCAGATTTGATTTCTGCCAATGTTGCTGTAGGTTTACCCAAAGAATTCAGAAGGTTGAAAAATTTCTGTTTCTTATCAGCGCGTTTCATAATGTAAAACTCCTATCACAATGTATATAAAGATTATAACACAAACCAGAGGCCTTGTCAAGCCCTAGGCAGCGATTCCTTGTATGAACTGGTTCACCATTGCCCGACTGACGGTTCGCCTTTTGTTTGCCGCGGTGAAGGCACTTTTAATTTCCCGAATAGATGAAGCATTTTGGGCAAGAGAATCAAACGAATCTTCTTCGGTAAGACCGCGAGGTGAGGTAACGAAAAACCTATCATAATTACGAATATTCAAATCATAAAAGTTTTCTTTCTTGAATTTTTTCAACGCTTCATTTAGTTTTGATTCATCCCTGAAAATATGTTTACCTTCACTATCACAAGCTTTTTCTTTAATTGCATTACGAGCATATCGGTGTTCTGTCAAATAAAAAGAAAAGATTTTAGAACCGGTAACAAGTTTAAACCATTCAAGTATGTGAGTATGAACATCATCCCATTCATGAACTGGTCGTTGAAATTTAATCTTCTCATCAACAATGAAAACATTTTGTGTGAGCCTTGTTATCTGAATTGTTTGACCTTTTTTATTGATGAAATTAGTAATATGGTCAGCATCACCGTCATGCACAACAACCAGGTTTGTAATGTCTAGGTTATTTTTCCTTTTAAACTCTTTCATCACGCTTGCCAAAGCCACAACAGCTTGTGTCATGGGAGTATTAGACAAAGTTTCAGTAATAGGATAATAAAGTCCTTGACGGCGACTATATGATTTTTTCAACACCAACATATTTTTTACTGCACTGGTAAACACAGAATTGGACATTGTCGATGAAAGGTACTCACGCAAACGAACACTGGTAAAATGAAGATTTTTATCTTCACGTTCAAATGATTCAAAATTGTTTTCGTCATAACTGTGAATGTTTGGAACACGTTTCATTTCTACCATATCAACCATATTACCAGCAATATTATTTCCAAAACCATACACAACAAAAGGAATATTCACTTTACGGCAGAACATGGTAAGAATCAAAATCTGTTCTATCGAATCGCCAATAATGTCTTGCATTGAACCAGATTTGTCAAGCAACAACACCAGTCCATGCGATTTGCCTTTTGGTATCATCAACATCTTGCGGAAAATATTATCATCAAACCGATATGATGAAAGTTTACCAACATCAATTTCACCAGTATCGGCAAGACGCGAACGGCTAAATGATTTGGCCGCTTTACGCATTTCAAATTCTTTCACCAACAGGTTGATATATCGTTCGTTGGTTGTTTTGAAATCATTGTAAAGTTGGTTTGTTTGTGTTTGTGTAATTTGATCCGCAAAATGCTTAGTCAAAATCTTTTGTACCACTACATGAGGCACAATAACATTTTCTAGTTTGACTTTTGGGATGCTGTAGTAAACATAGTCTTTTGATTTTTCATCGAGCAGTTTAGATTCATTTCGGCGATAGTTTTCATCAGTTTCGCAAATTGGATCCAACGAAGCACCTTGATCTTCATAAGAATCCGCAGATGATTTTTTACGGTTGATTGATTCAACATCATTTTCTTCATCATCACCTTCACCTTCAGAACTATCAGATTCATGTGATGAATTTTTGGTTTCATTTACCAATTCTTTTGGATCACCATCTTCACCATGTTTATCATTTTCCTGATAATCATCATCACCTTCATCATTAGGCGAGAGTTGAAAATCATTCATCATCAATTCTATATGTTCATCTTTAGAGTATGCAAAAATTTCATCGGTAACTTTTACTACTTCTTCCCAAGTTTCAGCAGCACGGACTTTTTCAATCAGTTTTTGCTCTTTATGAGTGAAGGTAATTTGCATAGTCCATTGAGATTTGCTATACAGGTTCAAGCGGTCAATGAAATTCATGGTGTTGATATCACGGTGAGCGATACCAAAAAAGTCACGCTTCATCAATTCTGCATATGCTTCCTTAAAGGACATACGCAGACCAGGATACTTGCGTTGGATTTTTTTCTCAATACGGGCATCTTCAACGACATTCAAAAAACCCTTGTAATTAGGACTTTTCGTTTTGTCTGATGCAGCAGAATGCCAACCTTCGGCGGGAGTGTATTGTGCATGGCCTACCTCATGACCGGTCAACAGGTCATAGATAACGCCTGACATATCTTTCCAGATTGGAAGATACAGGACACGATTCATAGGATCAAAACTCGCGGTTTGAGCCTTAATGTGATTGATAGTGATGTTCTCGGTTGCCATCAGTTTGGCAAGTTGAGATTTTGACTGAACAGTAAACGACATGAGAAGTCCCATTAATAATATGACACCATTATAACACAAACAAAGTGTTTTGTCAACCATTAAAAAACCCTTTAGAATCAAGGGCTTGGAGCGGATCACAGGAGTTAAACCTGTCTACCTATTGGGATAGGCTGTCTCGGACTCTCCGCATTAAGGACATTATACTACAACCACAAGTCAAATGCGGCAAACTATCGACCTACTTGACCAAGGTACTTATCCTTCGTTTCTTGCCAAGTCAGGTAAATAAGGTCATCATAGAACAAAGTTTCGGTAGATACCTTATCTTTCTTCTTAAGGAAGCCGATACGACCACGAGCGTGCTTCTCTTTCCATATCTTAGTCAATGCTTCATAACTGGTATCAAACGATTTGACTAACTCATTCTCTTTGATATCACCGCGAAGAAACTCAAAAGAATTGTTGTAGAGTGGGCTGAAGTAGATACCTCTTGCATGTTCGGTACGAATCAGTTGTTTTGGAATCTGCATCTTACTGTATACAAATGCCAACGAACGATTCTTATGGTCACGCTTATGTGGTTGCCCACTTGGTTTCTTTGCAACATACCACTCAAAGTATTTGCGTGTATGGTTAGTCTTCAACCACTCACGAATTGAGTAACGGGTTTCTCTACTCGGTTCAAACGATACAGAACCTGATGAGAATCCCATCGGGTTCCAATGGTCAAGGTTATCATACTGTGATAGACCGCCGGCCTTTGTCTTACCGTATAATGATGTAGTTGTCACTCCGATTAATGTATCACCGTATTGTTTCTTCCACAATCTTTGCACTTCATCAGATAGACATAGTAGTGCAAGTAACTTACCACCAACATAGTTGTAACCAAGTGGCTGAAACGGTACGATAGTAGAACCGATTGCAGTATGATTAATCATGCCGCCTTGTGTCTTTAGTTCTCTCGGCCAACCGATTGCATTGTCTCTTGGTGTTAAATCAAGAAAGTCGGATGAGATACAGATAACGCCGAGGTACTTACCAGTCTTATTGTCTGCAACAAGAAAATTAAGGTTGCGACCAATGTTACTGTTGTTCTTCATTGTTGAAATGAAGTTTCGTGCTGCGTTCCATCTTTCTGGCAAATCACTACGCTTAGTTCTATCTTCAACAATAGAACCATCAATGCCTTCACGAAATACTTTACTAGAATCATCGGTGTAAATCAATACAGGTTCAAGGTTCAAATAGTCATCAGCATCTTTAGGCAACCAGATGTTGTTCTTAACCTCATCAACAATAACCTGTTGTGCTGGGTTTTCTAATTGAACCTCTTCACCAAAGAGGGTGTTGTTTACGAATGTAGGATACTTGTCTTTGATTTCACACCATTTCTGGTACAAAGTGTATTCACGGACATCCATTGCTGACACATAGGTAAGGTCTTTGATTGTCTGCTCACGCAGAGTATTCTCATCGACAGGTAAGAAACTGCTTTCAGGATTTGCTTCTTGCCACTTCTTCCATTGTGTTTCAACATCATCTTTCGCATCAAACATTATTCTGTAGTCTCTTCACTTTTTTAATCAACTTCAGTTGTTTCTTTCGTGCCATCTGTAGTGCTAATGGCTTTACATACTCTACCATACGAACACCATTCATATGATCCAATTCATGCATGAAACAACGAGCAGTCAATCCATCAAAGGTTGCATTATACATCTTGCCGTTCTCATCATAGAATTGAACATCAATCGAATCTGGTCGACCAATCTTGAGAAACAAACCAGGGAAAGAAAGGCATCCTTCACTATCAATCTTAACGGTGTTGGATTGTGACACAATTTTTGGATTAATGCAGGTAATAGTCATGTCACCGTTGCCGATAACAAAGACTCTTTCAAATACACCGCATTGAGTTGCAGATAGACCTAGACCACTATACATCTTCATGCTCAGTTTCAATCGTTTGACCATGTTAGACATGACAGGGTTAGGCAACCTAGTTACATCATACTCAGGTACAGCTTGTCGCAACATTGGATGATGCTCATTATACAATGGCAACGGTTCAATCTGTTCTTCTTTGATAATACCTTGTTCGGTATTGATAGTTAGAATTTCACTCATTTCATTAACACCCAATCCTCTGCACAGTTTTCTGCTTCTTGTTCATTGTCGAAATACTTAACACCATTATAATCTATATCAGCTATATAAAGCAAGACCATAAACTTATGATTGCCGTTTGATTCGTAAACTTCTGCCGTTCTATTGTTATCTGTGAACTGATGTAATTGTAACATATGTCACCCAATTATTGGTTTGTCGAACAAAGATGCCTTAATTACTTCTGGATCCCATTTGGTACGGGAATCACACATAAGGACATTGATATCTAGGAGTTCCCGCAAACCCATATGCATATCAAACGGTACATTGTATTCTCGCTTAGCCTTCACGATATAATCAACTAGAGCCTTCTGATACCGTTCTTGATATGCCTTCTGACACATATATGCTTTGTTATCACCGATGGCAAACACTCTCCAGTTTTTCCAATTGATAGGTGATAGAGAGAATTGAAAGGCTGCACTATTGACACCAGGAAATTCTTGGTCTTGAAAATCATCTAATGCAATCACACCGTCATCACTCATCTGTAAATTAAACATCATCAAGTCACTTAGAACAGCAGAGTGTTCATGGCATCCATCAATATGCAGAAACCTAAGTTTCTTATCATATATCATTTCAGCATACTTGAGTGTGGTTGTATCTTGTAGGTGCCATTCGATATTGTCTGCATTACCAAACTTACGAATGTTGGCTTCAGCTATCTGCTTTGCTTCTTCAGGAAAGATATCATACAGGTGCAGTTTGTTCTCGCCCCTGAATTGAGACAAAGCAATTGCACTCTTACCAAATGCAACACCAATCTCACATACATCACCTAGTGGTTTCTGTATCTCTTTCATTATGCCGTAAGTGATGATGATATCTTTTGGGTAGAACCAGCCTTCGACCTCTTTATCAATTACATTTTTATAGTGCGACAAGTATTCTTGGAAATTCATTTGACAATCCTACTAAAGTTTTTGACCTTCTCAAAACGGATCAAGTTACGGAATTTATCTTGCAGAACATCACCCTTATGGGATATAACAAACACATTTGCACCCTCAAGCATATGTAGAATCATCATCAGGTACTCTGTGCCATTGGCATCGAGACTAGAATCAAATACTTCATCTAGTATCAATAGGTTAGTATTAGCAGAATTCTTCAACTTGGCAACTGCACGCCAGCTGAACAACAGAGCCAAGTCAATCTTCTGTTTCTCGCCTTCTGAGAAACTGGCATAAGTAAATTCGTCACGATGCCTTGATTTGATTGTCTCTCTGAATGATTCATCAAGATTGAAGTTCACAAAGAAATCAAACGATGCTAAATACTTATTGACTAATTTATTAATGATTGGCAGGTACTGTTTTACAATCTTTGTTTTGATACCAGTATCTTTCAACAAACCTGAGGCAGCATCATAATATGTCTTTTCTTCTATTAGTGTTCTTAAGTCTTCTTGTTGTTTCAACAAACAATCCAACAATTCTTGTAACTGCTGTTGCTCTTTCGCTGTGGACTCTTTATTCGAATTGAGTTCTGCCAACTGTTTCTCAACTGTCTTGATGTATTTCTGTTTCTCAATCACGGCAGTATTGTTCGTTGCAGCCAGTATCTGTAACTTCTGAATCTCTTTTTGAGTTTCAGCCATCTCGTTCAACTTAGTCTGTTCTTCGATAATCTTCTTCTCTAAGTCTCTGAGACCGTGTTCACATTCTGTTACTCGCTGATTGGTATTAGCGAGTTCAGTCTCTTTAAACCCCAAGGCAATTTCTTGCCTACATGTTGGACAATTATCATTCTGTTGAAAGAAACTAATATCTTTTCTATATTTGGATAGGTTCGCTTCAATCTGAGATTCAATTTTTGTAATCGTTTTGAGTTTAGTTTCAACTTGAGACTTATTGATGACCAATTGTAATGACTCTTCGATTTTACTCGTAGTCGTGGCGGTGTTGGCGTGAATCTCTTGTATCTCACCGTAAGTGAGTTGTATTGCTTCTTCATATTGAATTGCTTTCTCTGCATTATTTTGATCCACTTCATCAGTATGGAGTTTCTGTAGGTCATACTTCTGTTGAGCCAAATCAATTTCATGTTTCTTTGTTGCAATAGATTCTTTGTTGATTGTCAATTTTTCTTTGATGATGTTATTCATTGCCGAGAAAATCTGTATATCTAAAAGTTCTTCAATGATGGCCCGGCGGTCAGCAGCAGACAACTGCATGAACGGTGTGAATGATGCTGAACCGAGAATAACAATCTGCGTGAATGATTTGTAGTTCAACTTCAGAATAAACTTCTCAAGGTGTTCTTGATAGTCTCTTGATGCCGCATCTTGATTCAACAATGTACCGTCTTGGTAAATTTCAAACAGGTTAGGTTTGATACCACGAACGATACGGAAAGATTTGTTGCCTACATTAAATTCAATCTCAACAACGCAATCTTTATTGTTGATGCTGTTCATCAACTGCGGTTTGTTTACTGAACGAAATGGTTTGCCAAACAAAACAAAACACAAGGCATCTAACACGGTAGATTTACCTGCGCCGTTTGAACCTACAACCAAAGTATTAGATGCATTATCTAATTGTATTTCAGTAAAGTGGTTACCAGTGCTTAAAAAGTTGCGCCAACGAATTTTTCGAAATATTATCATTCAGTCTCAGTAGTTAAAGCTTCGATATAGACTTCTCTCATCAGAGCTTTAAGTTTATCATTATCTACGTTAAGTGTCAAGTTATCAATATACTTACCAAGTATTGTCATTGTGTCTTCTGCCTGGTCAATCAATTCTTGGTCATTCTCAAGTGCCGTATCTGTAAAGTCTTCAACAATACTTATATCAGAAACACCTACTTTGTATAGGTTATCAATAACATTATCAAACAGGTATGGGTTCTGTTTGTTGATAACAACAACCTTGACATAGGTGTTTTTCATTGATACAAAATCACAACCTTTCCACCATTCAAAATCTTGTTTCGTATCATCATAGGTTAACTTAACAAACATACTATATGGGTTACGAACAAACTCCATCTCACGGGTAGAGGTGTCAAAGATATGAAAACCTTTTGCATCTTGATAATCAGCCCATGTCATTTCATATGGTGTGCCAACATAAGTGATATTATCATTCGTTGATTTGTGATGAAAGTGTCCTGATAAAACTACATCATACTTACTCAACGATGCTTTATCAATACCTTCATTGCATATATTGCCACGATCCATTTCAAAGCCAGCAATCTCAAAGTGACCGAAACAAATTTGTGATTTACTGTCTTTCATCTTCTGAAAAATTTCTTGTTCATTATCATCACACAACCAAGGTACACAATCAATAGAAATGTCATCTATAGTGTATGTCTGAAAATGTTTAGTAATGGTGATGTTACTGTATTCTTTCAACAATAGTTCTGGTGAATTAACTTCAAGTGTATTCTTGTAAGCAATATCATGGTTACCAACCAATGCATACATGGTAATGTTATGTTGAACCAACTTGTCAAAGAAGTATTCTTTTGATTGATACAATGAATTGAAGTTGATAAACTTTCGTCTATCGAACAAGTCACCAAGTTGAAAGACTACATTGATGTTGTTTTCAATCAGATACGGAAAGAATACCTCATCATAGAATCTTTTGAAGTGGGCATGAAAGTCTAATGAATCACCTCGAGCTCCGAAGTGTGTGTCACCAAGAATACAAATTTTCATAGTTCTTTAGGTACTTCAACATCAGCAGGTTCAATAAATTTCTCAAGACCTTTCATCTTGATTTTCTTCTTCTTCTCTCGACTCTCTTCAAAGGCTTCAATGAATTCTGATATGTTATCATATAACTCAAACTGTTTCATGTTACCGTTTTCATCTTCATATACTTCATTCTCATCAAGAATGCCAAACTGTTGAGTTGCCTTATACTTGACATACAGTT